TATTAACGGCGAGCACGTAAGCTTGTCTATTAACGGTTCAGGCACAATCAGCGGTGCAGGTAACGCATTACGTGCAACTATCGGTGGTTCATCTACTAACCCAGGCGGTACTTTGGCAGCTATCCAAGCTGACTCAGATTTTGCTACGGGCGGTACTTGGACAAACGCATCGTTTATNCGTTTTACAAANAGCGGTACAGGCACTGTATCTAACTTGTTTAATGTTCCTACTGCAATGGTTGCNGCTGAAACCGCAGCGGCTGTTAGCCACACAATTAGAATCGTTGCCGCAGACGGTACNCCTTACTACTTGATGGTTTCTNACGCAGCATAATGCAGATNANTAAAGAGTTTTTGCAAGCTGAAATCTCTGCCCTAGAGCAAGAATCACAGAAGGCTCACACCTTCTTGATTCAAGCTCAGGCAACAATTTCCGCGTATAGAATGTTAATCAACAAGCTAGACGAACCAGAAATTAAAGAAGAAAGCTAATGCCACTTATATACTTACAACACCCAGATCACGGCAGTAAAGTTGCCACAATGGAACAAGAAGCCGAAAATGATGAACAAAACGGCTGGACACGCTATACTATCGACACGCCAACTCCTGTAGTTGAAGTGGTCGAAGAACAGGTTGAAGAACCAGTTGCTGTCGAAGTTGTAAATACATTGAAGCCAAAATCAAGACGTAAAACAGCTTAAAGGAGTCGGCCATGACCACGGCGAATGACCAAATTAACGGCGCATTGCGCTTACTAGGGGTGTTAGCCGAGGGTGAAACGCCATCTGCAGCAACGTCACAAGACGCGTTAGCTGCGCTCAATCAGATGATTGACTCATGGAACACTGAGCGTTTATCTGTTTACGCAACCATAGACCAAGTTAAGACTTGGCTACCAAATCAAATATCTAACACGCTTGGCCCTACAGGGTCGCTTGTTGGACAACGCCCTATTTTGGTCGATGATGCAACATACTTCCGTGATCCGTCTAACAACATCTCGTTTGGTATCAAGCTGATCAACCAACAACAATACAACGGTATTGCAGTTAAAACAGTCACATCCACGTATCCGCAGGTGATGTGGGTAAATATGACATACCCTGACATTGAGATTTACGTCTACCCAGTGCCAACCAAACCACTAGAGTTCCATTTTGTGTCGGTTGAGCCAATTACTAATGTACCTAACTTGTCAACTAGCATCACCATGCCACCTGGCTACTTAAGAGCGTTTAAATACAATTTGGCGCTTGAAATTGCTGCTGAGTTTGGTATTAACCCTAATCCACAGATTTCACGCATTGCGATGACGTCTAAGCGTAACTTGAAGCGCATCAACAATCCTGACGACATCATGGCTTTGCCTTACGCTATTGTGGCGACTCGTCAGCGCTTTAACATCTTCTCTGGTAANTTNTAATGCAAACNCCCATCTTAGGACAAGCTTATCAGCTTCGCAGTCCTAATGCTGCGGACAATCGCATGGTCAATCTNTACCCTGAAGCTATCCCTAACGAGGGGCAGACGGCAGGGTGGTTGCAACGTGCTCCAGGCTTACGCCTACTAGCAACTATTGGCAGCGGCCCTATCCGTGGTCTGTGGGACTTTCAGCCCGACTCAGCCACAGCATTTGTGGTGTCAGGCAATGAGCTATACAAAATAGACTCTACCTACAACGCAACGTTTTTAGGCAACGTAACAGGTACAGGGCCTGTTAGTATTGCTGACAACGGTACACAATTGTTTATTGCAGCCAATGGCCCTAGCTATATATACAACAACACCACTAACGTATTTCAACAAATTACTGACCCTGATTTCCCAGGCGCAGTGACTGTGGCTTATTTAGATGGTTATTTTGTATTTAACGAACCAAATAGCCAAAAGCTATGGGTAACAGCCCTTTTAGATGGTTTGTCTATTGACCCTTTAGACTTTGCAAGCGCTGAAGGCACACCTGATCAATTACTTAGCTTAATTGTTACCAACCGTGAAATTTGGTTGTTTGGTAGTAATTCTATTGAAGTTTGGTATGACGCAGGTACGCCTGACTTCCCTTTGGCTCGTATCCAAGGCGCGTCTAATGAACTAGGCTGTATCGCACCCTACTCAGTAGCCAAGCTAGACAACGGCGTGTTTTGGTTAGGCGCAGATGCTCGTGGTAGTGGTGTAGTGTATAGATCCAACGGCTACACAGGTGTAAGAGCGTCTAACCATGCGGTTGAATGGCAGATTCAAAGCTATGGAAATATCACAGACGCTATTGCATATACATACCAGCAAGACGGGCACTTTTTTTACGTTTTAAATTTTCCTACAGCCGGTAAAACGTGGGTTTACGATGTCACAACCCAATCATGGCATGAACGTGCTGGGTGGTCTAATGGTGACTTTGTACGCCATCGTAGCAACTGCCAAATGAACTTTAATACTGAGATTGTTGTGGGCGATTACGAAAATGGCAAAATTTACGCACTAGACCAAGATACTTATTCTGACGATGGTCAGATACAGAAATGGCTCAGGTCATGGAGAGCGTTGCCTTCAGGCACTAATAACCTCAAACGTACAGCCCAACACAGCTTGCAGCTTAACTGTGAGGCAGGCGTAGGTTTAAATTTAGGCCAAGGCAACGACCCTGAAGTGATGATGCGTTGGTCAGATGATGGTGGCCACACCTATTCAAACGAACATTGGACTAAGATGGGTAAAATCGGTGTTTACGGCTATCGTGCCTTTTGGCGTCGTCTAGGTATGACTTTAAAGTTGCGTGACCGCGTGTATGAGGTTTCAGGCACGGATCCAGTAAAGATTGCCATTGTAGGCGCTGAATTGATTGTTGACGGAACAAATGCCTAATGGTCAGTCCTTTAAACGTAACCAAAATACCCGCACCACGCGTACCGTTAATTGACGACCGCACGGGCCAAATATCGCGGGAATGGTACCGATTTTTTCTAAACTTGTTTGATTTAACAGGCGCTGGCAGTAACCCTGTCAGTATTGATGAAGTACTGATTGGGCCACCAACCCTCACGATTGACGAAGTAACAAGCATTATCAATCGCCACAGCAACGCCGATTTAGCGCCACCCGTTGAGTTAGGTACTATATCGTCACAAAACTATGACAACGTAACAATTACAGGTGGTAACATTGACGGAACGCCAATTGGCGATAACGTTACAAGCTCAGGTAAATTTACAACTTTAAACGCTACAGGCGGTATTGGCGGCGGGACTTTTTAAAAAAGTGACAAACACAATGAAAACCCATACAATTTGTGAAAATTAAGGATTAACAATGCCACAAAGCGGATATACACCAATTCAGCTTTACTCTAGTTCTACGCCAACTAGCCAGCCAGCAGCGGGCAATTTGACAAACGATACTAAAGGTTCAGAGTTAGCGGTTAATATCGCTGATGGTAAACTATTCTATAAAGATTCTAGTAACAACGTTCAAACTATTGCAGATAAAACGTGGGTTGGTACAGTTACAAACGTATCGGCATTAACTATTGGTACTACAGGAACTGACTTAAGCTCTACTGTAGCAAACCCTACATCAACGCCTGTTATTACCTTAAACGTACCAACTGCATCGGCAGCTAATAGAGGCGCGCTGTCTAGCACCGATTGGAGTACGTTTAATAATAAACAACCTGCGTTAGTTAGCGGTGTTAACATTAAAACTGTTAATGGTACGACTTTGCTAGGGTCAGGCGATCTTGGCACTATTACAACTGCATACGGTGGTACAGGCNTAGCGTCGTTTAGCCAAGGCGATTTGTTGTATTACAACAGTGGTACAACTCTAACTGCGTTAGCAAAAAATACTACGGCTACACGCTATTTATCTAATACTGGAACTAATAACAACCCAGCTTGGGCGCAAATTGATTTGTCCAACGGTGTTACAGGTACGCTGCCAGTAGCAAACGGCGGTACAGGTATTACTTCGTTTGGTACAGGTGTGGCCACTTGGTTGGGTACGCCCTCATCGGCCAACCTAGCGGCGGCCGTGACCGATGAAACAGGATCAGGTGCATTGGTGTTTGGTACAAGCCCAACATTAACCACGCCGACAATTGCTGAAATTCGTTCCGCATCGGCAACAGAGCCGCCTAAACTGGCCAATTCATCTGGCACGGAATATGGCCAAACGGTTAAAGCTTGGGTTAACGGTAACGGGGATACGGGTGCAATCCGAACCAGTTTTAATTGTTCAAGTTTTTCAAAATCAGCCACCGGCGTTTATGTAATGAGTTTTACCAACGCTGTTGCAGACGCAAACTTTTCTGTTGTGATGGGTTACGGCGATTCGCTTACCTCAAACCAAGCTTTTATGTCTAGGAACGGCAGCACCGCATCATCCGTAACCGTTCGTATGTGGAACCCCGCGCTTTCATTGACAAACTTTGACCCAATTTATTTGGCAATATTTAGGTAAATTATGAAACAAGCAATTATTTACAAAAACGAATTTGGTGGTGTGACGTTGACTTGGCCAACGGGCGAATTGCCGATTGAGCAAGTGCTCGTCAAAGATTGCCCGCCTGGAGCCGTTATTGTCGATGCGAATACTTTACCGCAAAACCATGATTTTTTTAACGCGTGGGAAATGGACGGCAACGGCGTAAAAGTAAATTTTGATAAAGCAAAAGAATTGACGTGCCAACGTTTGAGAGTAGAACGCGCGCCGTTGTTAGCAGAGCAAGATATTGCATTTCAACGCGCGTTAGAATTAAATACTGATGTGACGGCAATTGTTACAGAAAAGCAACGTTTGCGTGATTTAACAAATTTAGTTAATTTAGCAACAACGCTAGATGAACTAAGAGCGCTAAAACCATAAGGGAAAAAATATGTCTGTAAATATATCTTGTTTAGCGGGCGCAGGTTGGCAACTTTTTGACAATAACGGCGTACCTTTATCTGGCGGCAAACTATATACATACGCTGCAGGTACAACTACTCCTCAAGTTACGTACACAACGTCTGCAGGGAATGTAGCGAATAGCAACCCTATTATATTAGATTCGGCAGGGCGCACACCTGCACAAATATGGTTAACCGCAAACGCTAACTATAAGTTTGCTCTATTTACTTCTACCGATGTACCAATATGGACTAACGACAATATCCCTGGAATTGGTAATTTTAATGATTTGAGCAACACCACCAACCCAACTTTAGGTGACGCATTAGTGGGCTTTAGACAATCTAATGCCAGCGGTAATTTGTCTGGCGCGGTAGGCAGCACAGTACATAACAAACTTCAGGAAATCATTAACGTGCGTGATTTCGGTGCTGTTGGTAATAACGTTACTGATGATTCCGCGGCGTTCCAAGCGGCAGTAACAGCTTTGTCTAGCAGCAGAAGCGGAATTATCAATGTGCCACCTGGCACGTATTACTTTGCCACGCCCGTGGCGTTGGCATCGAATGTAAAAATTCAAGGTGCTGGCGTTGGTTTGACTACGTTGCGTTGCGCTAAACGAACCTCAAGCAACGCTAACAGCTATTTGTCGCGCGCTGTTTTTACTGCTAGTGGCATTGAAAATATTGTTTTGGCTGATATGACGTTTGACGGCGACGTGTCGTCATATTTAAATTCAGACAATTTGGATCCGCAAGGTCTTTTAGATTTTGACACTAGCACCAACATTACTGTTGAAAGATGCAATTTCACAAAGTTTTTTGGGTCGTTGCCAATTGGTTATGTGTACAGCGACGCTACTTATCAATTAGGCGCAATTTTTATGTACGATTGTTCCGTTATTAAACTAACGGAATGCGAATACTTGTTCCCGACTTACGGGAATTTAACCATGATTTTGGAGTGTGACAACATTCTAATGAACGGCCTGAAATCGACATTTAACAGCGACGGAAACAGCGTCAATGAAACGCCAATCAACGTTTGGGGTGTAACCACGCAAAACGTCACAATTGAAAATTGTTTGTTTAAAGATACAGATGGGTCATCCATTAACTTGAGCGGCATCGGCAACTTTATTGTGCAAAACAATAGATTTGAAACTTGCAACAGCCCAATTGATTTAAGCAATGAAAGTTGGATTGATCCTGCCACACACCCTGACGTTTACAACGTGCTTGTTCAGGGCAACGTTTTGATTGATCCGCAAGGGTCAACACCCCCAATTCAAATTGGTGACATCCGTGCGGCAGAAAACATCCGTACGCACGAAGTTGTAGTGGCAAACAATCAAATTCAAATGACAACCGCTGCCACTGTTTCAATTGTTGTTGGTAATTCAAACTTTGTAACCATTACCGGAAACACGTTAAACGGCGGCGGTATTCAGTCAAACTACAATGACGTAATCACAATCAACAACAACGTGTTAAATGGCCGCAACGCGTCTGGTAGCAATAAGGCTGGTGTTTTGTACTACTGCCGACTTTCCACCGACGTAAGTTACGGGTACATCAAAAACAATTTGATTTCGTTTTGGCAAGATGGCGCTGTTGAGGTGCTTGGGTTTTTTGGCGCACCTTTTACTCGTTTGTCAATTTCCGACAATGAGTTTATTTTCTCCACAACGCCAACAAACGGTCAATACATTACCGTAACGCCAGCGGGGGGTAACCCCGCCTACCGACCTGGCATTCTAAACATTAACAACAACCGTTTGAACATGGTTCCTTATGTGCCTTTCCGTGGCACAGATACGGCAATCAGCGCAGACACAATGTTGTTTGGTACGTTAAGCGTAAAAGTTGGATCATTCACCCGCGATATGACTTTGGCAAGCGGGACACAAGCGGTTACGGGTGTTGGATTCCAACCCCGCGCAGTGCTGTTCTTGGCAAACGTCAACAACACTGGACAGGCGTCAATTGGTATTGGTTGCTTGCCAAATACTGCAACTGGCCCATTTAGCAGTGTTTCACTGAACAGCCGCACCGCCACTAGCCCTGGAACTTGGAGTACCAATTCTGGAACCGTGTTTGCATATCAAGGCGCAAGCGATTTCTACAACGGCAATTTGTCTGATTTTGATTCTGATGGCTTTACTATGTCTTGGGTAAAAACAGGGACAACAACTGGCACATTAGAAGTTAACTACATCGCATTTCAATAAAGGAATTATCATGGCACTAAAAAAGACACTAAAACTTAAAGACAACTTTAACGTTGAAGTTGAATTTGTTGACTGCTATATCCGTGTAGTTAGCCTACACGGGGGTAAAAACACACTAACAGCCAACGTGGATATTTTCAAAAAGCCAGAAGGTGAATTTGTAACGGAATTGTTGGCTAACGAAAAACACGACTTTACACCTGATTTAGAAGGTGTTAACTTTATTTCACAAGCGTATGCATACCTTAAAACATTACCTGCATATCAAGGTGCAATAGACTGCTAAAGGTTTAATATGACTATTACCGTAGGCGTACTCATCCCTGCTAAGACTGCTGAAGCCACGCAAACGACGCAATATACGTCTAATGGCGTAAGAACTATTATTGATAAGTTTACAGCTACAAACTATAGCGGTTTGGCTGCAACAATTAGTGTCAATATTGTCACGACTGCAGGCACGGCAGGTAACAATAACTTGATTACTAAGACCAAAAGTTTACAGCCGTCTGAGGTGTACACCTTCCCTGAAATTGTAGGGCAGGTGCTAAACGCGGGTGATTTTATATCCACGATTGCTGGTACGGCTACAGCCATCAACATCCGTGCATCTGGCAGACAGATTACAAGCTAATGGAGCAAGCTAACGTGACTTACGACATCACGCCATTCGCCAACATGGGATTGGCAACGGTTGAAGTCACGAAAGAAAAGATTGTTGCGTTGCAAGACGAACTGCTCAAGATGGAGCAAGCGGACATTGTGACAGAGCACACGTTTACGCCGGGCGTTTACGAGCGTAAAATTATTGTGCCGCCGTGGTGTGTTTTAACAGGCGCACCGCACAAAACAGCCTACAAAGTTAGGCTTGAAAAGGGTACAATCGCTGTAAACATTGGTACAGAAGTAAAGATTTTGACTGCACCGCTAGAGTTTGACGCAAGCGCAGGCGAGCAACGAGTAGGGCGCGTGTTTGAAGATGAAGTCGTTTGGGTAGATATTTACGAAAATTTAGATGATTGTACGGATATTCCTACACTAGAAGATCGTTTATATGTTGTGCCTGAATGTGGTTTGGGTTCTAATAGAGTAAAAATATTGGCTGCACCTGAAACGCAGCTTATGATAGAAGGAGAAGCATAATGGCCGGATTCGTAGCAGCAGCCGTTGTAGGCAGCGCCCTGATTGGTTCAAAAGCATCTAAATCAGCCGCGGGTACTCAAGCCGCTGCTTCAAGAGATGCCACAGACGCGCAAGAGAGAATGTTTGAGCGTCAGGTTGAGTTGCAGGAACCGTTTAGAGAAGCGGGGATGGCAGGTCAAAACAGGCTAATGGAGTTGCTAGGCTTGGGTAAAGATAA